TGTATACTATGTTATAAATAAAATTCAAAAAACTCCAGAACAAATTGAACAAGAAGAAAACGAAAAATATTTAGAAGAATTAAAAGGTAAATTATGAATCTTACACGGAACTTTACTCTCTCAGAATTAATTAAATCAGACACTGCTATACGTAGGGGCATCAACAATAATCCTAACGCAGAGCAGATAGAAAAATTAAAAGCATTGTGTGAAAATATTTTGCAACCGGTACGTGACCATTTTGGCAGGGTAAAGGTGACAAGCGGTTTTCGTAGCGTAGAATTATGCCTTGCTATAGGCAGCTCAGAACGATCGCAGCATGCGAAAGCTGAGGCGGCCGACTTCGAATGTCCAGGAGTAGACAATGCTGAGTTAGCTGACTGGATTCATAAGAACCTCACGTATGACCAGCTCATTCTCGAGTTCTATACTCCAGGTGAACCTAACAGCGGTTGGATACATTGCTCGTGGATTTCAGACCAACCAAGAGCATCTTACCTGCATGCCTTTAAATCAGAGGGTAGAACTAAATACAAACCTGTTATTGGTTCAGCGAAGAGCCTAGTATAAAATCAAAAGACAATATTCTTTTCTTAAAATAAGTTTTGTTTGGTTCTGTATAGTGTGTCAAAAGTTGTGGCACTATCATAATATCACCCTCTTCAACTTTGGGAGAATACAAAACGCTTTCATCTTTTTCATTATTCCAAGGTTGTATGTATGTAGTTTTAGGTGAGTCTTTCTTTTGTTGTAAATAAATAATACCTGCGTAACCTTGTGAACCATGATTGTGTGGCACGTGGTAATGACCTTTATCATACGTAACAGACCACGCTCTTTGCAATAAAATTTTACTATTAAATTTAGTTGATATTAAACTAAACTCATCTTTAAATATTTGTCTTAATTCTGTTGTAACATCTGCTTTATTTCTATTACTATAAAAATTATCAAATGGCATTTCAGGATATTTATCTAGTGCTTTTTCTATAGCTATCTTTTTTTCTTTAAATTTAATACACTTAATTTTAAAAAACTCTATTTTAAATATGGGTTCTATTTCATATTTTATATTCATATTAAAAATACCAAAGTATACACGCTATAAGACTAATCCATAATCCCATTCTAATCACAACGCCAGGTCTTAAATCCATGATTTTAACTCCTCTCCCATTATCTGTGTAGCTATATTTACTTTTTTACGTAATGCTTTTACAATACGTGTATCTACAGTATTCTCGCATATAATATCTATATATGTCATAGGTTTTTCCTGACCTATACGATCTATTCTAGCTTCGGATTGCTGTCTTTTTTCTAAATCATAACCATTGGAATAATAAACCATGGTGCTAGCAGCTGTAAGTGTAATACCATAACCACCAGTCTGAGTCGTCCCTACAAAAAACCTGACTCCGGAATCAGGGTCCTGGAATTTTTTTATATTCTCTTGTCTTTTTTCTTGTGGTGTAAGACCATAGTAATCTACAAAAGTGCCCTCACCATATTCTTTAGCTAATGCGTTAATGATATTGTGCACATCTCTTTGGAACTGGGCCCATATAACAACTTTACCCTCTACTTCGTGCAATAAATCTAATAACTCATCTATTCTATTGTTAGGCATTTCTTGTATGGTGCCATCATCAGCTGTAAAATGACCACAAGTTATTTGTTGGAGTCTCATAAGTTGAGTCAACACTGTTGCTGTTGACATCATTTTACCATTCATCTGAGCATGAGCTAACTTCTGCATTTGTAAGTAAGCTTTGGTTTGCTCTTCTGTTAGCATAACTTCTCTCTTCATAAATGTTTTCTTCGGTAGATCTAAACATTCATCTTTTAACACACGGTAAGAAAATGCTTTTAATTTTTCTGACAGCTCATCTAAATTTCTGTAGCCAACTACAATTTGCACAGACCTACCACTAAAGTTTGCTGTTCTCATAACAGCATATCTAGTTCGAAATGCAAAATAAGAATTAAAACCTAGTAGTTCGTCTTCTAAAAATTCACATTGTTTGTATAGATCTAATGGTGATTTAGTTACTGGAGAACCAGTAAGTATTCTTCTATAGTTTGCTAGTTTACCAATATTAACAATATTTTTTGTACGTTTTGCATTTGGATTTTTTATTGTAGTAGATTCATCAATAGCCATTAATGCTCTATGTGAATTTAAAAATCTTTCTGCAAAATCCACACCTTTTTTTGTAGACAAAGCCTCTACATTCATAACTAATATTTGTAAATCTTCACCTGGTTTAAACAATTGATTTAAATAAAGTTGTTGTTTTTTATTTATTAAAGATTTCCATAATACAGTTACTGGTTCTACATGATTAGCCATGTGTGTGGGTATCTCGTTTTCATACCAATTTTTTACTACACCTTTTGGTGCCACAATTAGGACACCATTGATCTTACCATTATCATAAAGCATAGATATATTGTCTATTAATACTTTAGATTTACCAGTACCCATTTCCATAAAGTATGCAAAATAGGGTCTATCCCACGACATTTCTAAAGCTTTGAGCTGATGCTCGTATGGCTTTGTTTTAAATTTATAATTCATAATATTTTTTCTTCTTTCTATTGACAAAGTATATAACATCTTTATATTATTTGTCAATGTCAGAAAGAATAGTTTATTTAGTACAAGACGTACCTGGTACACAGGCGGGAACACCTAAGATAAATATTATAGGTGCAACTAAATATGGTGAAGTACGATCTTTATTACCGGAACTTTCACAAATAATTTTTTCACCAGGTCCATTAGTTTTTAAATTAAGAAAACTTTTAAAAGATTTTAGACCTGAT